ATCGATTTGGCCTCTGAGTGTCAGTACGATGAGACTGATATCAGAGCAATGTCTGCTATGGCAGCAGACATGGTATATGCATACGTTGCCGTGAACGGAGATTTAATCCGTTTGCAGTCGGGAACCCACATTAGTGGTAATTCTATGACTGTAATCCTCAATGGAATTTGTGGAAGTCTCAATTTGAGAGCTTTCTTCTACAGCGAATACCCTGAGACTGTAAGTTTCAGGGATGCCGCAGCCATGGGGACATACGGTGATGATAATCTTGGAAGTGCTAATCCTTTATATCCCAAGTTTACGATCAAGGGAATTGCTAACTTTCTGGCGAAGTACAATCAAACGTACACGATGCCAGATAAGAATAGTGAATTAAAGGAATATTTGAATGCTGATCAATTTGAGTTTTTGAAGAGAACGAGTGTGTATCATCCAGCTTTGCAACGCCATTTAGGCGCGCTGGCTGATGATTCCATATTCAAATCTCTACATAATTACTTGCGACCCAAAGGTGCACCTTTGACACCTAGTGAAGCAGTAGCTCAAAACATTGACACAGCGTTGCGGGAATGGTTTAACCATGGTCCCGAAGTGTATGAGATGAGGAGAAAGCAAATGCAAGAAATTGCTGCTAGACACGACATCACACACATGACGACTCTTTTAGACAGATCGTATGAAGAAGGAGTCGCCGATTGGATTGCAAAGTACGTCGATCAAGAAACCAAGGAATATCTTGGTGTTGAACGATTTGAAATGCAGTCCGGAGTTGAGGAAGAATCTTCGTCGGAGGATGAAGAACTTTCTCGCGAGCTTTACATCAAAGCTATGTCAGATGTTGACATGGGCCTTATGGCTAAGGATCTACAAATCTCCATTTTTGGAGAGATAGACCTTATTATGATGCGAGTTATCGATAGCGTCTCCCACATTTTAGTGGTAGAGATTAAGCATTCGAAGAATCTCGACAATAAAGCTCGTAAGCAGGCACGCAAGTATTTTAAGGTTATGCAAATATTGCAACCTCAAGCTAACATTTTGGCGTGTATTTACACATTCAATGGATGGAAGCCAGTTGCCAGGAGTGAGAAATCACTTTCTGGTTGGCTTTCCATTGCTTCTGATAGTCTAGGTGAAGGCTTCCAGAAGATGGTAGCAGAAGCGTGCTTGTTTTAAACAGCTCCGCCTAACTCAGGCGTAAAACGAGTGCCAGTTGGGAACTGAGGCTTAGCAAATTCCTCATTTCGTATATGGATACCGCATACGCTAGAATTGGACGTTGTCTAGCTGTGTAGGCTTTGCGAGATGTTTTAGTCTCCGGAAGGTTCCGTGAGAAACGTGCCGGCCCACTCTGCATAATCGTAACAGATGATGGGTAAAACAAATCGATTGGACAAAAATGTACAAGTAAATGTATCATAGAAATTTGTCGGGACGCTGATAACGATGTTTCGTTGCAGAGTCCAAGAACTGTGGAAGCTCAAGTTACCAATAAAGGTAATTGCAGTTCGCCTCTACTTGAGTTGGAAAGACCAATTTTGCCAGTGGCAGAAGAAGTCTTGGTTGCACAATCGGGTATGGAAGGGTCGATTATGAAGCGATCTGATGATGCACATGAAAATGTGTCATTTAAAGATCAGCTTACGCCTTATTCATACGATGCCGAGGGGGTTATGGACCCCACTAGGTCCCTAATGGATCTAGATGATGCTAAGCTCGGGAATTTCTTTTCCCGTCCAATCAAAATTAGAGAGATTGAGTGGGGAACAGGAGCCAACTTGTTTAACGAGTTTGACCCCTGGTCCTTGTATTTGAATAACCCTAGGGTTATAAATAGGATCACAAACTTTCATTTGATGAAAGCGGTCCTAAATATTAAGATTGTCATCAACGGAAATGGTTTCCAATATGGAAGAGCTATTGCAGCTTACAATCCATTGGAGCCATTTGATGATTTCACCACAAATCGATCGTTAGTGAGACAAGACGTGGTGGCAGCTTCACAGCGGCCTCACATATATCTTGATCCCACAACGTCGACAGGTGGAACATTGAAGTTACCATTCTTCAATTACCGGAACTACACCAATGTAGCAGATGCTGCTTGGAGTGAACTGGGGAGAATGTGTATTCGTTCAATTAATCCGTTGAAACATGCAAACGGTGCCACTGATCAAGTGACAGTATCCGTTTTTGCATGGATCGAAGATGTTGGCTTGTCCGTTCTTACGAGCGTTGACGCCGACACTTTGACCGCACAGTCAGGTAGAGAAGTAGACATTGCAAACAAGGATGGAATTGTTTCAGGTCCAGCCACGGCTATTGCCAAGGCTGCTGGAGCATTGAAATCCATACCTGCCATCGCACCATTTGCGACAGCCACAGAGGCTGGAGCTGGTGTGGTTGCTAAGGTAGCAAAGTCTTTGGGGTATTGCAGGCCTCCGGTTACTGCAAATCCTGAACCATTTAAGCCAGTGCCCGCTAGTTCATTAGCTATGGCTACTGTGCCTGATGGTACTCAAAAGTTGACTGTAGATGACAAACAGGAATTGTCGGTTGACCCGCGTATAGCAGGTTTGTCACCGACGGATCCTCTTAATATTAAATCAATTGCCCAGAGAGAGTCTTATTTGACTTCTTTTACGTGGGCGATTGGCACTGCACCTGAAACATTGTTGTGGAACTGTCGAATAGATCCATGCTTGTTTGCCACAGATGGTTTGACGCCCTTAGGGTATCATTTTCCAGCAATGGCAATGGCAGCCCTTCCATTTAAATATTGGACAGGGTCAATAAAGTTCAGGTTCCAAGTAGTGGCGTCCGCATTTCATAAGGGACGTCTAAAGATCGTTTATGATCCCAATTATTTGGAGTCTAACGAATATAACACAAACTACTTGGAGATTGTAGATATCGCTGAGAAATCTGATTTCACAATAGAATTCGGCAATGGGCAAACAGAGTCTTGGTTGACTCATTGTAGGCCCGGTATTACTAGTACCACCGAGTTGTATTCCACTACTGCTTATTCAGCTAAAGAAGCTGGTAATGGAGTAGTTGGAGTGTACATTGTGAATGAACTGACAACACCGAACTCCACCGTGAATAACGATGTTGAGGTCAATGTGTTTGTCAGTGCTGGAGACGACTTTGAGGTCGCTGTTCCAGATGATCATTTTCAGCGATTTGTGTTCAAACCACAAAGTGGTGAAGAAGCCGAGATTATTCCGGAGTCTATGAACACAAGTGAGCCCAGTGCACCCCAGCAGACAGAATCAACTGTTGTTGGGGTAGGTGACACAAACCATGAATTACTTGCAAAAGTGTTCATTGGTGAGGCCATATCTTCGTTTCGAACATTGCTTAAAAGGTACAACTTGCATTCCAATTTGGGATGGTTGGCTGATACCAATTATAACATGTTATCTGGGCGAAGATCCATGTTCCCCTATTTACGAGGAAATGTGGCAGGTGCTGTTGATACAACTAGCACTTTGGCTTCCTACAACTACTGTAACACAGTGTTGTTGCATTGGGTTACTTATGCTTTTTCGGGTTGGCGTGGGAGTATCCGGTGGAAAATAATTCCACACGGATTTTTCGACACTTCCAAACCTACTGTCTATTACATTCAACGTGCTCCTTTAGGAGAGATTGAATTTGAGAGAGATGTTTTAGGCATCCCTTCTCCAGCTAATAATAGTCAATTAGCCAAGACAGTTGTTATCCAACCCCGGCTGACCAATTTACCAGGTCAGCTTAATATTCCCAGTGGAGTTAGAGGTATGCTCTATCAAGACTGGGGTATTAATCCTACAGCGGAATTTGAGGTTCCGTATTACTCACCTTTTCGATTCACTCCTGGTAAACAGGAGAATATGACCGGGATTGGTGTGTATGAAGAAGCGTGGGATTATCGCATCGTTACTGACGGTGCGACTTCCACGAATTTCAACCTTTATTGCGCGGCAGGCGAAGATTTTACGCCTTTCTTCTTCACAGGATTACCTGTGATGTATTACGAAGATGCGCCGCCATTAGCCGAGGGAGAGACTTAGTCTCTTGGCAGCCATGTGCGTCGGGCAAAAGACGTACTTCCTACGAGGAATAAAATCGTACTATATGTGACCTATAGTCTCACACGTAAGTGTGTAAGCCTGGTTGCGCCGTATTTTCTGTGAAAACAATTTTTCCCATCGGCGCCGCCGGGGGTTTTTATTGGAGTCACAGATTTAACTAGCGCGACTTGGAAAGACGTTCTTAAGAGAATTTCTTAATCAGGGGGAGAATACTTTGTACAATCCCCCTGGCGTCCAGGTCACTTGTGC